ATGCAAGCACAAACACAAAACATTCAAAGACCTGCTCTCTTCTCTGACTTTTTCGGTTTAGAGTTAATGTGGAATAATGAATATCTCTCATATATTCATACTGTTGTAAAAAATGTCACTTCTATTCATAATCTTACCATAAACCATAAAAATATAATAAAAAACTCTTTAAACACTTTTACGCAGTCAAATCTGATGTTCATTAAGTCGTTAAGAAAGATAGATACGCAATCACGGAACTGTATACAGAGTTTGACGTAAGTCGTTGATTATCAGGGCTATGAGAAATCCCTAAAGCTAATCTCTCCCCGTCAGTCACTTCTCGGGGGTTAAAAATAGGGTGACATATTAGGTTTACAGAGCATAAAAATCTTATGTTTCATAAACTTAATCGACAGTGGTTAAGTTAAAATTTATTTCACTGAGGAGTGACAAATGATTAATGTGTTAATGATAGGTAAGATTAAAGCGGTTCGTAGAATTGAACTGGATGGTTTTGTAGATAGCAAGTGGACGGAAAACATTCCTAAAATTGAGGTTACAGTTGAGAGTGAAATCCCTGACGATAACGGTGATATTAACTATTCTATGGATAAACAGATTTTAGATAGTACTGAATATAAAAAGTACAAAGCTTTAGAACATAAATACGTAGCCGTTCCTTATGTGATGGATTCATCCGCAAAAGGTCAAAAATGGTATCCCGATAAAAATACTCCTATGTTCGAGCTTAAAGACTCATTTTCGAGCATGATACAGCCCAAAAAAGATGAGTTTAAAAAGGCAATCTAAAACCACGATTTTTATAAAAAATGTGGGAACAAACGAAGTGCGTTAGGTATTAGACAAAGTTTATAAATGGAGATGAAAAGATGAAAAATCAACTTATAGAAGCAATGAAAGATATAAATAGTCAAATCAAAAAACTTGATAAAGAGCTAGATTGTATCGTTATTTCTGAATTAAGAAGACAACGTTTTTTTATCCTCTCTACATATAAATATCTTTTAAATTTTGAAACTTCACGGGGTCGCATAGCGGTTAAGAGTATGCCCGATTTTAGAATCATGGAGGATTCACATGCCAAATGATAAAAGAGAAGTTTTAGAGGGCGAAGTTATTACAACTTCAAAAAGTTCTAATACTTCAAAATTTGTAGGTGTTGTTGCTGTTGTTGGTTTAACGGCTGCTCAAGCTCAAGCGGCTTTAACGGTTGGTGCTATCGACTTGACTGATTTCAATACGGTTGCTGGTGTTGTTGTTGTTGCTTTAGGTGCGTTTTACGCTGTTAAAGCTGGACTTAGACTTCTACGTTAATTATGCCTTTACTTCCTGTATTAAATCTTGATGTTATAAGTGCCACTTTTGGTGTGTTCTTTTTAGCTCTTGGTGTGATGTGGGGAGTTAATAAAGCAATAATTTTATACAAATCTCTTTAGCTCTTAATTGGGCTTTTGAGATAAAAAAAAAGAGGAAAAAATGAAATATTTAATAAGTTTACTATTATCAATAAATTTTTTAAATGCTTCTATGCTCTTGGACTCAAAAAACATCTGCATTGATGATTTTTACTACACTTCAAATCAATTTCACTATTTAGACACAAAACTTCAAACTTGGTTTTACTTTGACTCTTCAAATCTAAATCTGTCTAAGTCAATAATTCCTAATTTCATTTATGATTCTGTATCTGACAAATGCTCTCCTAATCCCGCTTTTATTCTCGGTATGCTTGAAACTGAATATAACTTCTTGCTTGGTTTAATAGGTCTTATCTTTGGTGCTGTATTCATGTTTTTTACAATTCAAATCTTTACTATGGTTGGTGGCAAAAGATGATATTAATAGAACTTACTGACATGATAATTATTAATTATTTTGCTTCTATCTTAATTAATTTAACTGCTGTTATGGCTCCTCTCTTTGGTGCTTTAGCTCTAACAAGGCATTAAAATGAAAAAAATTATATTTGCTTTATTTCTTTTAAAATCTTTTGCTTTTGGTGCTGATGGTGTTGATTGTTCTACTTTGCCGGATTATTACAATTCAAAAACGGATTTAGCTGTTCCTACTTCTAACACAACTGGCACTTATTTTTATGGTACTTATGCAGATATATATCCTCCTGAATTGTTTTGTTCTCCTACTTATAATAGTTTTACAATGTTTAAATCTCTTTCAATTATTAAAGTTTCTACAGATTGGTATAAAAGTACAAATACTCAATATTATAATTATATTGCTGATTATCAATGTCCTGATGGTCAAGATATTATTAATGGTGTTTGTGCTGTTCCTCCTACTTGTGCGACTGGTACAATTTGGGATGGTACGCAAGATATTTGTGTTTATGATCCTAATACTGCTGACGGTGACGGTGATGGTACTCCTGATAAATGTGATTTTGACTATATAAACTATAAAATATCTGATTGTGATGGAGATGGAATTCCAAACGATACCGATGATGATTTGGACGGTGATGGCATTCCAAATTCTAATGATTCGGATAGTAATGGCGATAATAAATCCGACCCTGATAGCTCTTGTCTTGGTGCTGATGTTGAAAATTCTCTTTTAAAATTTCCATTTTCTGAATATAAATTTCATAGTTTAATTTCTTATGATTCTTGTAATAATTTAATTTATACAAGTCAAAATATTGATCATACAGTTTCTTTTTTTGATAAAAAAAATACATGTACCTTAAATTATTGTTATGCTCATTATATTTCTTTAACTGATAATTGTCGTTATTGGAGTTCTGATTTTATTCCTGTTGGTAGTAATTGGATTGTTTCTACTATAACTACTGAATCTGCATGTGCTGCTGCTGTTGATAATATAAAATATACTGCCCATCATTGGGCTTTTCCTGAACCTTCAAATTGTCCTATGGATAAATGGTGTTATTTGCAAAAAAAAGTTGAGACTACCGAAGAAACTACTCCTGCAGAGGAAGTTAAAAATCCTGATACAAATACTACTACTGCGGATTTAGCTCCTTTGTTACAGTCAATGAATAACGCAAACGATAAATTAAATATAACAAATGAAAAGCTTACTTCTGCTAATGAAAAACTAGATAGTGTTAATGAAAAACTTGACACTTCAAACACTCATTTAACAGATATAAAAGATATATCAAATAAATCTAAAAACTTTCTTGATTCTATTGCTCAAAATTCCATGACCTCAAATTCTAATGAGGTTTCTATGCTTGATAAATTAGGAAATATGAATACTACTTTAAAAGGTTTTAGTGATGTTTCAACAACTAATCAACTTGCTACAAATCAACTTCTTTTAAATAATGGCGGAAAAACAGACACTTCCAATGGTCTTTTAGCAGGTATTAGTGATAAATTGTCTAGTATTGATGAGTCACTTTCAGGCGATGGTACTCCTCCTGATGTTTCTTTTAATGATGGTTTTGCTGATTTAATTTCTGGTGATAGTGATTTGATTGATTTTGTAACTACCCAATTTTCTACTTTTAAAGATAATATCAATGCAAATTTTACAAGTATAAATACACAATATGTAAATGCTAAATCTCTTTTTGAGAATCCTTTATCTGCTCCTAGTTTTAGTGGTTCTTATAATCCATCATGTTTCTCTTTTAATATGTTAGGTAAAAATGTTGTTCTTGATATGTCTTATCTTTCTGTAATTTCTCCAGTAATTTATTTTATTTTTACTTTAACATTTATGATTTTAAATTTTCGTTTTCTTCTTAATCATATTTTAAGAGGAGAAAATTAATATGTTTGAGACAATTGGTGCTATATTATTAGCTGTCGGTCTTGTTATAAAATTTATTAAAAATCTTTTGATAAAATATGTAGCTTTTGGAGTTGTACTAACTTTTCAGTTTGGTGTAACTGCTGCTACGATTACTTTTGTTCTTGCATTTTATGCTTTTGTTGTTACTTCTCTCATTTCTTTGTACAACTTCGGTTTTGAAATTTCAGCATATGTAAGCTCTGGTTCTTCTAGTTTATCTTGCTTTTTCGGTTTGCTTGAACTTATAGGTTTTTTACCTGCTGTTAATCAAGGCTATACCATTTTTTTTGTTTCAATTTCAACTATTTTGGTTTTTCGTTTGATGAGTTTTACTTTTTTTGCTATGCGTATGATTTCTAATGAAGTGTTTAAACTCGGTGTTCTTCTCGGTCAAGCTCTGTCATGATTTCCTTTTTTGTTGGTGTCCCTGGAAGTGGCAAAACTTACTATGCAGTAGATAAAATTTATAATAATTTTTCAAATGATGATGAGGCAAAAAAAGATAAAACCGCCTCTTTTGGTAACTGCTACACAAACATAAACGAGTTTAAATTTGATAAAGTTAAAAATGCACACAAGCTTGATTTTGATGATTTAAAAATCAAACTTACTGAACTTCATAAATACTATAAAGATAAAAAAGATGATGAGTTTCTAGTCCAAAAATGCAAAGAGTGGGATATATTAAATACTCTTTTCGTAATTGATGAGGCACACAATTTTTTCGATGTTAAAGATGTTGTTCTTATATGGTGGCTCTCATATCACCGCCATTTATATCATGAAATAATTTTAATCACTCAAAATCTCTCATTAATTGAGAGCAAATATAAAAGCTTTTCCGAGTTCTTTTATAAAGCTTTTCCGCAGTCTCTTACTCTTTTTAAAACTCATTTTAAATATAACGTTTACTGTTCTTCTCGAATGTCTTTAAATTCAAAATCGGGCTCTATAAAAATCAAACGTAACAAAAAAGTTTTTGAACTATATAAATCAGGTGATACTATCAATGCTCAAAATATTATTTTGAAATTTTTTGGTTTTGCTTTTTTACTTGCTATTTTATTGGTTGTTGCTGTTTATTCTTATTCTGAATCTTTAAAATCTTCTAATGATGTGACTGATCAAGGAGAAAAAAATTTAGACGTGCCATTACAAGAAAATGTTTCTGCTCTTCCTCAACAAATCATCAGCTCTTCATCTAATCAAATAAATAATTCAATTATGCAACATGATTCATATATACAACAAGAATATTCTTCTAAACGTTTTTTTAGTCTTATCTGCAATAAATCAAACTGTTACAATAAATCTATTCAGATTCCTCCAGCTCTTCTAGAACTGTTTATAAAAGACAAATCTCTTAATCTTCTCTACTCAAATAAAATCAATGAAAATAATTACGTGTTTTATCTCTCATGTAATGATGATTTTTATAGATTTATCTCAAATAAAGGACCACAAAATGAAAACTCTCAAAACTTTGGCACTTCTGCTTCTTCTCCATCTCTCTTTGGTAGCAAATGAGAATCAAAAAGATATCTCTCTTCTTGATTTTAGCGAGTTTGTATCTACTCATAACAATATAAATATTTATGTTGATGAGGATTTTAAAAAGCAAATTGTTTCTATTTTCTTACCTGAAAAGATAACAAATGAGGCTCTTTTTTATGTCTATAACTCTACTCTTGCAGATTTGAATTTAACTCTCTTGAATTTTGATGGTGTTTATTATATATCTAAAGTTATACCGGAAGATTTACAATCTTATTTTATAAAGATTAAGACGAATTCTCACGTCTCCATCTCAAAATATCTTACTTTCAAAGGTGTAAAATTTCAGCATATAGAGACTGACAACGTTTTTATAATCTATTGTAAAGATATAGAATATGCCCCTCTTTTGGCCGATATAAAAAAGATAGATTCTCAAAATAAACAAGTAACTCTCAAATTTACAATCATAGAGATAAATGATGATGATTTAAAAGAGCAAGGTTTTCAATATAGTAGTATTTATAAAGATAGTGACGGTATAACTCAAAATATTTTAAACACTTTTATTTTTCCTTTTCAAAGCTCTAAGCCTATTTTTCCTCGCACTTCTTTTTATGGTGCTTTAAAGCTTTTCAATGAAAACAAATTTTTAAATATCTCTCAAAATCCCTATGTATTAGCACAAGATAACAAAGATTTTACATTTCAAGCTGTAAACACTATTCCCTATCAGATATCAAGCACAATCACGCAAGCTTCTAATTATTCTCAACAAAATCAAATAGAGTATAAAGACGTAGGATTAAAAATAATCGGTAAAACTCTCATATATGAGGATTATGTCAATCTTGATTTAGATTTGGTCATAGAGGACATCTTAAGCACTACTGATAACATTCCTACAACTTATAAACGACAGCTTAAAAGCAATACTAATCTTAAATATGGTGAAGTGTTGCTACTTAGTGGAATTAATCAAACCAAAATCAATAAGACAGATTTTTCTATACCCTTTATAAGCAATATTCCATACCTTGGAGAGCTTTTTAAATACAAGAGTACATCAGAGGTTAAATCTAATATATCTATCGCTATAGAGGTTATTAAGTGATGTGAGGCGAATTGGCTTCAACGTCGCTTTGCGAGCTTGCTCGCAAACGATGATGAGCCTCTCTTGGCTATCTATAAAAAGTTATCGGACACGATTAAAAAAATTAAATAGGAAGTGACAATATGACAAATTACGGCTTGACAAAGTATCAAATTAAAAAAGCAACTGACAAATTAAAGTTTAATAAAGAGTTTATGCTTTCTAATGGTGTTCAAATAGATAATAAAATTGTACCTTTTTCTGATTTTGTTCAGAATAGCTATATGAATTCAGATAGATATATTGCTGAACTTCAACATAGAGCATGGTCTGTTTATGAATATGCAAAAGATAAAGATTTAAAAAATGTTTTTATTACCCTTACTTTACCATCAAAATGGCATCCAAAGAAGACGTATAAAGGTAGGTTAATACGTAATAAACAGTTCGCTGGTCGCAAATACATAACCACAATCAATAAAATAAAATTTTTCAATTGTCATGTAAAACAGAAATTTAATGGTTTGACATTTGAACCTATTTTAGATTTTTCTCAAACGATTGATAAGTATACTCCTCGTACTGCTTCTATCGAGCTTTCTAAAATGTTTAAAAGAGTTTTTGATGATAGAAGTTATAAAAGTATTCAAAAAGATGATAGATGTTATTTGAGAGTTACAGAGCCTCATAATGATGGTACTCCTCATTTGCATATATCTCTTTTCGTTCCTGCAGATAAGGTTGAATC